ATTTGTTTCAGATGTTCCTGTTACCGCTGCCACGAAACCAGCCGCGGTAACACCAAAAGTTACTGGTACTCCTGCCGCAATTTTAAGTCAACAAGGTAGAACCGCCGCTGCCACCCCAATGGAAGACCGTGCCGAGCAAGCCCGTTTTGCTGGGATGAAACCAAAAAAAGTTGCCGAAACAACAACAGAAGAAATTGAACCAGTTGTACCTACCACAGGAGTTGTATCTACCACTCCAGTAGTTGACCCAGCCAAACGGAAAGCATTCGTCACCGAACAACTCGCTGCCCGTGGTTTAGAAAACACACCAGCAAACCGAGAAATGTTACGCAAAGAATATAAAACAACAGCCGCTACAGGCATCACAGAACAACCAGCGGCAATTAGCACAGCATGGGAAACAACATTCCGAGAACAATTCCCAGCAAAAACATGGCTGCTAGACCTCGACCGCACTAAATACCCACAACTATTTGAAACATTAAATAAAGCCGTTGCACAAAAATACAGCAACGAAAGGTTTGCCGAAGAAGTATCTGCTACAGATTTCTACAAAGAACTATCAACATCAAAACAACTAAAAACTATTCAATCCCTCGTCGGCACACTAGGTTTTCAAGGCACCGACTTCCTCAAATTCGTATCAGATTCTATCAACTTCGGATATCAAGGTGACATCCTAAAACAAAAAGTTTACAGCGAAGTATTCAAAAAAGACGAATCAGGCAACTACGTCAACCCGACAGCGTTGGCTCGCACCCAAAAATCTGCAGAATACATCAGCACACAAAACATCGCCAAAGCATTCTTCAACCGAAACCCAGCAGACTCAGACATCGAAAAAGTTTTAACAGGTCAAATGCTCACATCTGACTACGAACGCCAACAAAGAGAGTTCGCCAAAACACGCTACGGACATCTATCAAACCTGCTAGACCAAGGCATGACATTAGAAAGCATCGCATCCGCATACCAAACCACAGCATCAAGACTTCTGGAACGCAACATCAATGACATCGATATGTCCACAGGCGCATTCGAACAGGCTGTATCGTTCGGCGAAGAAGGCAAAAAACGTTTAATGACAAACAGCGAATGGGAAAAACTATTACGCTCCGACCCACAATACGGTTGGGAAAGAACCAGCAACGCTAAAGATGAAGCACGGGCTTTGTCGGCTAATATTGCCCAAGCGTTCGGAAAGATTATCTAATGTCAATGACACCAGAAGACCTACAAGCCCTATCTGAAGCACGTGGTCGCCCCATCACGGCACCTACCCGCGATTTTACTGCCGAAATCGCTGCTGCTTACGCACCAAAAGAAGCGGCTTACGGTCTAGGCAGACAACCTGTTAGAGAAATAGAAACAGAAAATGAAGTACCAGTCAGACCAACTAGTCGTGCAATCTCATTTTTGCCACCAGGCGACGGTGAAACAGCCACAACAATCCTCACCAACACCCTCAAATTTTATGGGCTAGACGACCCAGAACTAGTCAACGAAATCCGTGCAGCACTCGCAAACCGAACCATCACAGGCTCATCAAGCATCGACGAAATCGGTATCCAACTACGAGAATCACCAGCATTCAAACGACGATTCGTAGCAAACGAACAACGCCGAGCAGCAGGCAAACCCGTCTATTCTGTGAGCCAACTACTCCAACTTGAATCACAATACCGAAGAAACCTACGAGACTCAGGAATGCCAGCAGGGTTCTACGACGACCCGACATCACTAACAAACTTCATTGTCAACGATGTCTCCCCAGACGAAATCTTGGCACGAGTAACACAGGGCTATCAGGCTGTACGCAACGCCGACCCAACCGTAGTCAACGAACTAAAAACGCTATACAACCTCGATGACGGCTCAATCGCAGCGTTCTTCCTAGACCCACAGAAAGCCCAAGACAACATCCTGCGTGCCGCCAGAGCCGCTGAGGTTGCCGCTCAAGCCCGCAAACAGGCAGGCATAGCCTTAACAGCCACATCCGCCGAACAACTAGTCCGCCAAGGTGTAAGCGAAGCCCAAGCAGAAGCAGGGTTCACCACCCTCAGACAAGAAGAAAGTCTATACAGACCATTGATGGGCGAAGAAGCCTTAACCCAAGAAGAAGCCATCGCAGGCACCCTCGGCACAAGCGCACAAGCAGCCCAACGAGTAGGCACACGCAAACGACGCCGCCGAGGAGAATTCGAAGCAGGCGGAAAAGTCAACCTACAAACAATCGAATAACAAGATAGTTGACAACACCAAACAAGGTGTGTAATATCGAACGTGATACGAAAGTAGGAACCTACACAGGAACCCCCCAGCCTGTGTGGAGCAATTCGGGGTGACAAATCAATAGCAGCCATCACATACCTCTGATGTGATGTGGGCAGAAACGGAGAGTGCCATATGTCAGAGTTTGACAACTACGACAGCGAAGACCAGATAGAAGAATCCGAAACCCGAAACCCAGTTAGGGCAAGGATGAAGCAACTGGAAAAGGAAACCGCAGAACTGCGAAAGCAAGTAGCGGAAGCCGAAGCAGCGAAACGAGAATTAGCATTTGTTAAAGCAGGTATCGACCCGCTTCAACCGATGTCAAAATATTTCGTTAAAGCATACGACGGCGAACTTGACCCAGAAGCAATCCGTCAGGCTGCTGTAGAGGCGCAATTGATTAGTCCACCCCAGAACCAACCATCTGCGGATGAGATGCAAGCATGGCAGCGAACCAACAAAGTCGCCGCTGGAAGCCAAACATCTCAACCACCAGTTGACTGGACACGCAGGTTGAACGAAGCAACTTCGCCACGAGAAGTAGAACAAATTTTGTCTGAGGCACGGGCAGCACAAGAAAACTAATATCCCCCTCAAAACAAAAGGAATAAATAATCATGGCAGGCGAAACCCAACTCTCGTCTCTCTCGGTAGACCAGGTAGCATTCGACCGTCTTGCGTACTTCGCATTGCGTTCAGAACTCCTCTTCGACCAAGCAGCAGACGTACAACCAGTACAACAGGCAATGCCTGGAACTGGCGTCACATTCACCATCTTCGCAGACATTTCGGCAGCGACATCAACGCTGAACGAAGTAACTGACGTAACACCAGTAGCGCTCTCAGACAGCCAGGTAACTGTAACTCTGAACGAATACGGTAACGCAGTTGTAACAACAGCGAAGTTGCGCGGAACAGCATTCACAGATGTTGATTCAGCAGCAGCAAACATCATCGGATACAACGCAGGCGATTCAATCGACCAAGTTATCCGTGAAGTTCTCGCAGCAGGAACCAACGTCGTTTACGCCACAGGTGGCACAACAACCCCAACCAGCCGAGAATCAATCTCAACAGATGACATTCTTCACGCTGACGATGTTCGCAGAGTTGTTGCACAACTTCGTGGAGCAAACGTAGCAACCTTTAACGGTTCTTACATGGGCTACATCCACCCAGACGTGTCGTACGATTTCCGTTCGAACACAGACGTATCAGCATGGCGCACACCAGCGAACTACGTAAACCCAGAAGGTATCTACAATGGCGAAATCGGCTTGTTTGAGTCGGTACGTTTCATTGAGACACCACGAGCCAAAGTGTTCGCAAACGCTTCAAACGGAACCAGCACAACTGGTACGATTGATGCCTACTGCACACACGTAATGGGTCGTCAGGCTCTTGCTAAGGCTTACGCAACACAAGACGGTAACGGCGCTGTACCAAAAATCGTTCGCGGTAACGTGACCGACGTTTTGATGCGCTTGCAACCAGTCGGTTGGTACTGGCTTGGTGGCTACGGTCGCTTCCGCGAGGCTTCGCTTCGTCGAATCGAATCGTCATCGTCAATCGGTTCTAACTAGTAGCACTTGATAAGCGACAGCCCCCTGCTTCGGCGGGGGGCTTTTGCTTTTGCTATACTCGTCACGTTGAAAGGTTTATATGTCTATTTCGAACTACGCTGAAAACAAAATTCTTGACCATGTAACAGGCGAAGCCGCTTGGACTATGCCAACAACTGTTTATGTGAAACTTCATACAGGCGACCCTGGTGAGGCTGCAACATCAAACGCTGCATCAGAAACGACACGTAAGGCGGCTTCTTGGGCGGCTGCGTCTTCTGGTTCTATTGCGACCGATGCAACCCTTGAATGGACTAACGTTGCGGCTACAGAAACAATTACGCATTGGTCTTTGTGGGATGCTTCAACTGCGGGTAATGCTTTGTGGACTGGTGCTTTGTCGTCGTCTGCGGCTGTTACTGCTGGCGATACTTTTCAGATTACTTCCCTTACTCTGTCCCTCGATTAGTCGTAGGGGGTAAACCCTATGGCACAAACAGCAGTTACTGGTTATGCAGAACCGTTTGTTGACACACACCCGTTTTATCGTGGCACATACTTTCGTGTAGTTACACGCACAGCGACAGGCGCTGGTGATGGCACATCATCTGTGGCGCATGGCGCATCACAAACACGTTTAGGTCAACTCACCGATTTTAGTTTCCCGTATCTTACGGGTGGTCGTTTCTATCTTGGTGTTCGTGCAGTTATTACTGTTACCGCAACCGCTTCAGGTTTAGGTACTGCTTCTTCTTTAGCGAATGTTTTGCGTCAACGCCAAGCAACAGGTTCAGGTACAGGCACAGGTACTGCGACACGTATTGCTGTTGCTGTCCGCACCGCCACAGGTTCAGGCGTTGGCACTATGGATTCGACAGGGTTGCATATCGCACCACGAACCGCCACGGGTTCAGGCACAGGCACAGCAACAGTTGTTGGGGTGCTCATCCCTGTTCGCACCGCTACAGGTTCAGGTGTCGGGTCTGGTACAGGTGTCGACATAGTTGTAAGTGTCCGAACTGCCACAGGTTCGGGCGCAGGAACAGGCACAGGTGTCTGGTTGTTGACATCTATCCGTACCGCTACAGGTGATGGTTTAGGTACACAAACTTCTGTTGGTGCAAGAATTAACCGTCGCACAGCCACAGGTTCAGGTACGGGTACAGGCACGGCTACTTGGGTTAAGTCACATATTTTCCGTGTACCAAACACGTCAACATATGCGTTCGCAACAAGATACGCCGAAGGCGAAGACAAACTGTTCGCACACACCCCACAAGGAATCAGAGCATACAACCTGTATAAACTGACAGACAACACCTACCAGATAACAGACCCACGTAGACCAGAACTAATAGCAAAAGTGTATTACGGTGGTCACGACATTTTCTTAGACGACACAGAAGTAGCAGAACTAACAGCAGCAGGATACGGAGCGAGCATCACATAATGCCCACATTTAATCCACCGACAGACAACTTTGTATCACCTGTGATAGCAGGCGAATTCATGAACGGACAATACTTGGCAGCCACAGAACGGTTAGCGAACCAATGGGGTAAACATGTGGCGTTAAGCCCACGTGGACGCAACGTGTTCCTGTTAACAGATACAACCATCACCGAAAACCAGCCATCAGATGCGACAAGGATTTCTAAAATATATTATGGTGGACATCAAACAGAAGTCACAGCAGAAGAAGTAACAGCGTTAACAGCCGCAGGATACGGGAGTTACATCACGTGAAACATAGGGAAACACATCCCAACTTGGATGTCGAAGGGTGCTTCGGATGCAGGGTAGCGGGAATCAGAATGGCAACAAACAGCACCACCTCACGTGGCGCCAAAGTCGCACAAGTTAACGCAACCGAACGAGGTTGGAAAAAAGATATGCCCGCATACAAACGGTTACGTGCTAACGGTCTGCAACCTAAACGTGTGGATGGTGCAGCGGAAGTAGAAAGGCGAGCACAAGAACCATGGCAAGTGGAGACAGGCATTCTACCAAATACCTGAACCTTGTCGGCGTCGACATAATCAAAGTCGGTTACGGAAAAATGGTGTCAGGGTTACGTGAAGCCTTAACACAATACGTAACATTTGATAAACAAGCCGAACACACAATATTTGCTTTAAGACCAAACCTTATTAAAGGCTGGCACAAACAACAAGTACCACACCTTTTGACAATGTGGGAAACAAATTGGCTACCACCAGAGTTCTACGATTATCTAAACAATTTTGAAACCATCACAGTCCCAAGTTTACATAACTGGGAACTGTTCTCCGAATACCATGACAACGTTCGAGTCATCCCACTCGCAGTAGACCGCACCATCTGGCATCCCCAACCACATAAACCAAACAAAAAGTTTAAACTATTATGCGGCGGCTCCGAATGGTATCGCAAAGGTTTAGATGTCGTACTAGAAGTATTCAACAAACTCCAACTACCCGACGCGGAACTACACATCAAAATAGTTCCACCACATTTGTTCGCACCAAAAGATTTAGAATACCCAAACGTCATAGTTCACCGCGAATGGATGACCGTTGAAGAAGAACGAAACCTGGTATCATCCGCCGACGCATTCATATCCATATCCAGAGGCGAAGGATTCGGACTGATGCCCCTACAAGCAATCTCCGCAGGGATACCCACCATCCTGTCCGACGCCCACGGTCACAAAGAATTCTCAGATTTAGCCACCCACAGAATCCCAACCACACCTGTCCCAACAGCCAAAGGTGTATGGCAAAACATGGGCGACTGGGATGAACCAAACCCAGAAGCAACAGCCGAAGCCATCAAAGACATCTACAACAACCGTGACAAATACCGTAAACAAGCCGAACAAACAGCACCCCAAACAGAAGCATTCAACTGGGATACATCAGCGAAACAACTGTTACAGATAGTTAAACCATCCGACAAAACTGTCCCATCGAACTGGATGGCGTTAGAACCCACCTGCGAAATACGGGTTAAACGTGCCATCAAAGCCACAATCGGAACCCATATCATAGATTTGAAACCGAACGTAACCTATACTGTAGTGTTGAATGTTCGTGAAGTATTAAAACAATCGGGATATCTATTGGAGACATTATGAAAAAGCCTGTATGGGAAACTAAGAACCCTAAGAAGAAATCTAAGAAACTGTCACCAGCGAAAAAAGCGGCAGCGAAAGCATCAGCAAAAAAAGCGGGGCGACCATACCCGAACCTGATTGACAACATGAAAGCAAGCCGTGGCTAAAACACCAGCGTGGCAACGCAAAGAAGGCAAGAACCCTGCAGGCGGACTGAACGCAAAAGGACGTGCCTCATACAAAGGTGGCACATTGAAACCGCCAGTCAAAGCAGGCGACAACCCTCGACGTGCATCTTTCCTCGCACGCATGGGCAACATGCCAGGACCTGAAAGAGATAGCAAAGGTAAACCAACAAGACTGCTATTATCTTTACAGGCTTGGGGTGCTTCGTCGAAAGCCGATGCACGTTCTAAGGCTAAAGCAATATCCACACGCAACAAGAAAGGCAAATAATATGCCAATGGTAGGAAAAAAAGAATTCTCATACGGCGCTGCAGGAATGAAAGCCGCTAAAAAAGCAGCCAAGAAAACTGGCAAACCGATGAAAATGAAGGCTAAAAAGAAAAAGTAAATGACAACAACAGCAGTAGTCATTGATAGGACATTGCGACAACTTTTATCAGGAACGGTAGAAGCCCGCAATAAACTAACTACAACACTCACATCTTCGGGTACGAGTGTTGTAGTTGACTACCCGCTGGAAGGGTTACGTTCTGGACAAGTTTGTGAAATAGATTCAGAACTGATGTACATTTGGGCGACAGATGTACCAACAAAAACGTTGACAGTACAAAGAGGATTCAATAACTCAACTGCCGCAGCACACACCGCTGGTGCCGTAATCACCATCAACCCAAGGTTCCCTCGGGCACAAATATTGGAAGCAGTTAACGACGAACTATCAGATTTGTCGTCACCGATGCACGGACTGTTCCAAGTAAAAACTTTGAACATCGACTACAACGGTTCTGACGCAATGATAGACCTAACTAATGTAACAAGTATCATAGATTTGTTAACAGTTTCAGTTAGGTACATGACAGACGACTACCCTATTGCCCGCAAAATTCGTCTTATTCGCGACCTACCAACAGATGACTTCCCATCAGGGTTCGCTTTACGTTTCGACCAAGCAGTATTCCCAGGGCGTCTACGTGTCGTCTACAAAGCCGCATACACAGCAGCAGCCACAGAAGCAACAGACATCAACAGCGGATGCGGTGTACAAGAAACAGTCACAGACATTGTTGCTTTGGGCGCACAAATACGGTTGATGTCACCACGCGAAGTGAAACGCAACTTCACAGAATCACAAGGAGACACACGCCGCGCAGAAGAAGTTTCTATGGGTGCTGTCGCTAACAGCATCACAAGTCTTATCAGGTTGCGTCGTGACCGTATCCAAGCAGAAGCAGCACGTCTAGCGAGAGCATACCCAACGTTCTTATCTAAGGATTAAACGGTGACAACGCTTCTACGTTTCACCGATGCGTTTCGACCAGCGCCACGTTTCTTCGCAGGTGGAACAACAACACAACTCGTACCAGATATCTTCCCAATTGCCATCAACGGCAGACCATACCTAATCGACCAAAAAGCGGGAACATTCACTAGAGGTTTCGAGCCACGTGTCCGAGATTCGGTAGACCAATCAACAAGCCCAGGCGAAGCAGCAATCAACCCGCAAGGATTATGGCGTCGAGGTGAAGCATCATGGCATTTCGGTGCAGGTCAAAAGTATGCTGACACAGCCGAAGCACAAGACTACCGTTACTTCTCAAGCAAAGGTGTGAACCCTTGGTCCAAAGGACAATTAACTTTGCTGAACGCAACAAAGCAATCCCGTTCGTCAGCGAACACAAACCTGCAAGTGGTTGTAGCAAACAACGAACTATATATGTTAGATGGGCAAACTGTCCGCTACTCATCCAACCCTTTCGCCGCGTCACCAACATGGACATCGGTGACAGGTTTGCCTGCGCTCACCCCACGAGACATCGCATCAGACGGCACAAACGTATATTTAACATACGCTGGCACAACAAGCAGTTTTGGGCTTTGGAAAGTAAACGCAAGCCACACCGCATCAAACGTTGCTTACGGTCACCAATTCTATTATGTTGATTTCGTTAAAGGACATTTGCTTATATCAGGTGATTCAGGTGCAGGCGCAACAGACCTCTACTATGACCCATCAGGTAACGTCGGCGGCGACGATTACGTTCATCCGATATCAACATGGAATTGGGTAAGTTTTGCTTCAGGTCAAAACGCCATCTATGTTGCAGGATACTCAGGCGACCGTGGAGCAATCTACAAAATTACTATCACATCCGCAGGCGTACTAGACCAACCAGTAGTTGCACTAGAACTACCAACAGGTGAAATACCTAAATGTATATACGGATATTTGGGTGCAATCATTATCGGAACAAACAAAGGTGTCCGATACTCGACAGCGGACAGCGCAGGGAACCTCACCGCTGGCGCCCTAATCCCAACAACAGGCGACGTCGTATCGTTCACAGCCGAAGACAAATACGTGTGGTTCACATGGTCACAATACGACAGCACATCCACAGGTTTAGGCAGATTAGACCTATCAACATTTATCGCAACAAATACCCCAGCGCACGCATCAGATTTGATGCACACATCAACAGCGAACGTGCTATCATGCGCCACCTACGATAACAAACGGGTGTTCGCAGTATCAGCCGCAGGTGTCTACGTGGAAGACACAGCGAACTATGTGACAGAAGGAGAAATTGTTACGGGCATCTACCGTTGGGGTATCCCAGACCGCAAATTCGTAGCCAAGTTCGATATCCGAACCACCCCACTATACGGCACAGTCACCCCATACATATCGTCAGATTCGGGCGACTACACATCGATGACCCCCCACGAAAAAGCGCTAACCACAGAATCGGTTGCGACAGGTCCGCAAGCCAAATTCATTGAAGCCAAATTTAAACTAGTTCTCGCCAGAGGGTCAGCGACAACAGCACCAACCCTTACCCGTTGGATGGCTAGAGCATACGCATCCCCAGCCCGAAGCCAAGTTTTCCGTGTCCCAATCCTCATGCACCACCGCCTCAGGGTACATGACACCGAATACTATTTTGATGTAGAATCAGAACTACAAGCACTACGGGATTTGGTAACAAACCCTATAGTGGTAAACTATCAAGAGAACACGGAAACGTATTCTGTGGTAGTTGAAGATTTAGAATTTCAGGTGATAGACGGATACCAGCAAAACTGGGATTTGGAAGGAACCTGTACTGTTACAATGCGTTCGGTTCAAGATTAGGAGTATAGATGGCAGCAGTTACTAGACGGTCTTATGCGGGTGCGGCGCCAGCGTGTACGTTAACGAACGCTATCACGTCTGGTGACACAACAGCGCTTCTCACGGGAACTGTAACAGCGTGGAATAACACCGCTACTGGTCCGTTCTTCATGGTGATTGACCCAGGTTTGGCTACCGAAGAAAAAGTTTTGGTTGGTTCACGAACAGGTTCATCGCTTTCATCTATCACTCGTGGCGTTGACGGCACTACTGCCGCTTCACATAACGCAGGCGCTACCTGCTACCCAGTTTTCACAGCAACTGACGCTGACGAAGCGAACACTTTGGCGTCGACGATGACCACTCGTGGTGATTTGTTGACGATGGGTTCTGGACCTACAGTTGCCCGAATCCCTATCGGCACTAACGGTTATGTGCTAACTTCTGATGGTACGGATGCTGCTTGGGCTGTTCTTCCGCCGAGTGTTGCTGGTGACAGCGACCAGTTGGTTATAGGTTCACAGGTATTCGCTTAATATAGGAGAGACATGGCAACATTCACTAAAAAAATTCTTTCAGGTAGCACAGACGGCAAAGCCGTCAAGGTTGCTGCTACTGCTACTGCTGGCACAACGATTCATACTGGTTCAACAACAACCACGACTCTTGATGAGGTTTGGATTTATGCAGTAAACAGTTCTGCGTCGTCGGTTAAGTTGACGATTGAGTGGGGCGAGGCTACTGCACCTGATGGCAATATCGAGGTTACTGTTCAGCCTGAGGCTGGTTTGGTGACTGTGATTCCTGGTTTGTTGATTAAAGGTAATGCGACTGCGCTTGTGGTTAAGGCTTTTGCTGCGACAGCGAATGTGATTTGTATTCACGGTTTCGTTAATCAGATTACGGTTTAACTATGCCGAACAGGCGTGAACTTGGTTATGTTAGTGCTGGAAGCACAAGCACCGTATATGTAACTGGTGATATTACTGTTGATTACCTTGTTTTGGGTGGCGGTGGTTCAGGTGGTGGTTCTAGTGTGTCAAATGGTCTCGGTGGTGGTGGTGGTAGTGGTGGTATGACTTGTAGCGTTACCGCATCAGGTGGTGGTGCTTCAGCAATGTCCGCTGTTAATGTTCAAAAATCTACTAATTATGCTTGTCAAGTTGGTGCGGGTGGTGCTGCAAATACAACCAACAAAGTTGGCAATATGGGCAACACAAGTTTTTTTGCGGGAGTGTTGGCTGTTGGTGGCGGTGGTGGTGGCACTCATTCAACAGCCGTTAATCGCAACGGGTTGGTTGGCGCATCGGGTGGCGGTGTGCCACAAAACGGATTGGATTTAGCAGATGCAGCAGCAGGTTTAGGTTCACAAGGTAAAGCGGGTGGATATTCACATAGTCCAGGTTCAAACATTTCGGGTGCAGGTGGTGGCGGTACAAGTGCGGTTGGTGCAAACACATCAGGTAACAATCCTGGTGCAGGCGGTAACGGCACAGCGTCAAGCATCACGGGTGCGTCGGTAACTTACGGTGGCGGCGGCGGCGGTGCTTGTCACCCCACAGGAACTGTTAATGCTTCTGGTGGTACTGGTGGTGGCGGTGCAGGTATGACCGCAGCAGGTGTCGCACCAGTCGCAGGCTCAGCAAATACGGGTGGCGGTGGTGGCGGCGGTGGTGCTTCAGATGAAAACGGAGCAGCAGGTGGTAGCGGCGTAATCATATTGTCATTTCCAACTACATCAGGCACAATCACTATTGGCGCAGGTTTAACAGGTTCAACAACAACTAGCGGCGCAAACACAATTGCAACAATTACCGCTGGTTCAGGCAATGTAAGTTGGGCATAATGGCACATTACGCATTTCTTGATTCAAACAATGTTGTCGTCAAAGTAATTGTGGGTGTTGATGAAACGGTTACGCAACTAGACGGTGATGTAGAAGTTGGCGGTTCTACTGAAGCGTGGGAACAATTCTATGAGAACCAACCGTGGCACTCAGGACTGACTTGCAAGCGCACTTCATATAATGCTTGTGGCGAAGAAGGCGATTATCGTGGCACATACGCCGCTATAGGTTACACATACGATTCTGTGAACGATGTTTTTGTTGCACCACCAAGTCCAGAAGTCGAGAGTGAGGTTTAGTTATGGCTGCAAGGTTGATGGGTTATGTTTCGGCTTCAAACACACCGACAATCATTAACAGCGTGACTTCATTTGCTGTTGAATATGTGTTGCTCGCTGGCGGTGGTGGTGGCGGTGCTGGTTCTGGTGGTTATGGTGCTGGTGGTGGTGGTGGCGCTGGTGGATACAAAACAGCCAGTACTATTTTTAACACAAACACAAGTTATGCAATCGTTGTAGGTGGTGGTGGGGCTGGGGCTACTTTGTCGGGTGCAGGTAGTGGTCCTGCTGCAACATCTGGTTCAACAAGTTCTTTTGTTGATGTTGTCGGGGGAACAATAAGTTCTACTGGTGGTGGTGCTGGTGGTAGTGCTGGTATTACCAACCAAAATGGTTTAACAGGTGGTTCTGGTGGTGGTGGCGGTGCTAATAGTGGCACTGCTGGTACTGGCACTGCTGGTCAAGGTAGTAATGGTGGTGCTTGTGGCGGTTCTGGTGCTGGCGGTGGTGGTGGTCAGTCTGCGGTTGGTTCTGTTAGTTCGGGAACTACGGGTGGTGCTGGCGGTAATGGTATTGCGTCAAGTATTACGGGTAGTTCGGTAACACGGGCTGGTGGCGGTGGCGGTGGTGCTAACGCAGGTGGTGTTGTTGGTGCTGCTGGTTCTGGTGGCGGTGGTGCTGGTTCTAATAGTGGCACGGCTGCTGCTAACGGAACTGCGAATACTGGTGGCGGTGCTGGTGGTGCGGGCAATGCTGGTTCTGGCGGAACTGGCGGTAATGGTGGAAGCGGTATTGTAATTTTGCGTTATTTAACTAGCGCAGCAACAATAACTATCGGTGCAGGTTTGACAAGTTCAACATCAACTGATGGTTCTTATACAGTTGCGAGCATTACTGCTGGTTCAGGCAATGTGAGTTGGGCATAATGGCACACTACGCATTTCTTGATTCAAACAATGTTGTCGTTAAAGTAATCACGGGCGTAGATGAAACAATCACGCAACTTGATAACGGTGTAGAGATTGGTGGTTCTACTGAAGCGTGGGAACAGTTCTACGAGAATCAACCTTGGCACTCAGGGCTGACTTGCAAGCGCACTTCATACAACGGCACTATTCGTGGCAGATACGCTGGTGTCGGTTACACCTATGACCCTGTTGCTGACGAGTTCATCGCACCTGTTGAGCCTTAGATGTGGGTCGCAATCTAACAAGGTGGCTTATACCGCTACCAGCAATCCTGTTCTCGTTCTTTCCACAAACAGCGAACGCTGAACCAACACCAGGGTTAGCAACCACCTATTACACAATCGACGAAATACCACCACTCCAATCCACATCCGAATACCCTGTTTGCGGTTCGGAGACAGAGAACAACATCAACCGCAACTACGACGGCGAACTGTTTGAGGACTGCACAGGCGACCTGTTCATGGTCCACATGACAGGGTTCATAGATATCCCTGAGCATCAGACGATTGAGTTTATGCTCGCATCAGATGACGGTGGTGAGATAACTATTGACGGCAACACATTCGGTGTTTGGAATGACCAAGGTTGTTCGTGGAGTATGTCAGACGAACTAGAACTAGATGCAGGTAGCCAGCCTTTAGAATTGTGGATGTACGAGAACGGCGGTGGAACTTGCCTGATGCTCGCATGGAAAATAGATGGCAACGGCTGGGTGATTGTGCCAGACGAAGCGTTTACAACTAGCGCAGTTTCGCAGACAACTTCAACAACAACTTCAACAACCA